TCCTTTTTAAGAGATATGTTATATTCACCATATAAAGTATGAATTTTTACATCAGATTTCTTTCTACCAGCAGTAGAAGTTCCAACACTAGAAGCACTAATAACGTTCGTGATAATATATTCAATGTTATTATCAAAAAAACGGATATTGATTGGATTATTGGTTGTATATTTGTTGATATTATCAACAAGGGTTTGTTCATTTTCTATACCAGCCGAACAAACCCCTTGTTTTCCATTTGGTTTGACTATAATAGAAATTCCTCGAACGTCTTTAATTAAACCAAGACTTGATGTTGATGTAGGAGTTCTATCATAAACAGAGTGTATCAATTTGGATGTAATATCATTTATAACATCCAATCTCTTATTATCTGTAAAAACTATTAGTGTCTTTTTAGACTTTTTTTTATAATTTGTATAACCAAATGATTCTAAATCTTTAATAACTTCATTTATCATATATCTACGTCTTTTAACATTTTTAATAATTCATTTCTATCCATAATCAGATTGTTGTTAACTGTAGATGGAACACCTTTGAGAATTTTTTCCTTACCGAGTTTCAAAAGAGATTTTTCTCTGGCAGCTGAAAGAGCAGTATTCAAAAACGCATTGGCAACTTCCATATTTCTTGAACGATATTTTGGGTCAGATTGAAGTAATAAACCAGCTTGGTCTGCAAAAGAAGTCATCGCAGTGTCATACACTTCTTGGAACTGGCTTTCAATTTCACGATCTTTTTCATCGTATGAATTCAATGTAACTAATTCACCGGACACAACTTCCTCCACAACAACTTCAGTCGTTCCAGGTTCAATATTAAAAATTGCTTCCATTGGATGTTCTATAGTTTTAATTTCGGTTATAGTTTTCATTTAAACAATTCCTTTTCAGTAATAATGCGAAAAGTTACTCCGAAACGTTCACACCATTTTTTAGCGCTTTCCCATTTAGCTATGTTGACTGCATAGGTTAGTTGTTCATATAGATTTGCACGTTTCGATAATGCTGTTTGAGTTGATGGTTTAATTTCAATAATCTCTTTGTGGATAAAACCATCAACGTCCTTATACATAACAAAGTAATCTGGATAATATTTATGCACTTTTTGATCAGTCGGTTTAACATAAGGGATCGCGACACATTCTGAACCCCACTTGATAACATTAGGATTTCCATCCAAAGAAATGTTAAAATTGAGTTCCCAAGAAGACCGATAAATTATTCGATTAACATCCCCAACATACTTTTCTGGATATCTTGGTTTAAAAAATCCTTGAGAGAAATTACTTTTAGCCATTATTTAAATGGAGTAAGGGAATAATCCACACCTGGTAAAACAATTGAGGAAGGTTGTGAATTTAATGTGGAAACTGATGTGGGGATATTTGCGTTAGAAGAAGTATTAACAAAAGACTCTGTTGTTGGTAATCCAGGAGGGAATAGACTTGTATATCCAGAACCATTTGGTGTAGAAACTAGTGAGGTAATTGAATTTTGTTGAATGAATGATGTAAAGTCTACTCCTTGGGAGCTTGTTTTAGGAGCCGTTGCTGTACTTAAGTTAGTCAAACCTGTTGGTTCTGAATATTTTCTACTAACAATATTGTATTGAGCGCTTGGCATAATTCCTTGACCAAACTTCGGTCCAAAAGAATTGGTTTGCTTTTGAACTTCAATATAATATCCATCAAATTCAAATTCAAAATTTACAATGTTACCTTTAGTAACCTCCATATCAAATCCATCCATAGCGATACTTGTAAATTTTGGATTGTAGAAATGATACACATCAGTATAACTACCAAAATCATAAACGTGATAAACAATGATTTCTTTAAAAATTGTTTTTAAACTATCATCAGGTCCATCTGTCTCATACAAACCGTATATATTGCTTTGTCTTTGCTGAATTGTTCCAAAATTAGCACCATTAATTGAATCAAATTCCATACCCCCTGTTCCCTCTGCTGTATTAGTAGGAAAATTAAAGATTGGGCTAATAGTTCTTAAATAACCAACTATAACAGAAAGAGTGTCACTTTTTATATCATCATGAACTGTAAACGAGGCTGGTCCGTATTTAACATTTTTTGGAACTTGTGTTCTAAAATTATATAAATTAACTTCTTCATGTTCTATTTCAACTTTCGGACGATCAAATTTATGAACTACAAGATTCATTTCGTTTTGAAATAATTTGACAAATTCTCCCGAATCTGTCGCATTAGGAACAAATTGAACCATAAACATGAAACCATATTTTGGTGTATACACATTTGCAATATCTGTTGCATACGGAGAATCATATGATGGGTCAAAATTATTTTGTCGCAATGCATTTGAAACCATGCCAGCCAGAGAGCTGACAAGTCCTGATAATGTGTTTAAGTGAAATAAATCTGTAGCATGAGGATTGTTAGCAGACACACCTGCAATAACTGAATCCATTGTACTAAATTGAGCTAAAGTCCCTGAATTAAATACCCCACTTAAAATATTATTAAACATACTTCCTGCAGCATTTACACCAGCATTAACTATTCCAGCGTTAATATTCATTACAGCAGCTCGTATTGCCTGTGGAGCACCAATAGAAGACAGAATTTGTTCACTTCCTTTGGTGATGAAGCCATTTAAATTTGTATTAACAGCAGTACTAAAAGTTTTAAGCACACTAGATACTCCGTTATTGACGGTTGAATTTACTTCACGTGTGATTAAACCCGAAAAATCGAAAGTCATAATAGCTCCTTACTATGGAACTATTTATAAAAAGAAAGGGGAGAACAATCTCCCCTTATGTTTTGAAATGTTTTGAATTAAATTCCACCAGCAGAACCAGCAGCACCACCAGTTGCAACACCCTGGCCATCTGGATATTGATAAATTTCTTGACGAGCATTATCAAACCGGATTGACAGTGCAATTGTTACTTTTTCGTTTGCACCATAATCAAGTTCACCGAAATTTGAACTCTTAATCCAAGCACCTTCAAGATACCAACGCTCTAACACGAATGATGCTCCGTCAAGCATTTCAATTTGAAGCGAGAACTTATAAGCAGAACCTTCAGGTGCAGATTGTAACCATGGACCATCAGCACCAATTAACCACTTTTGTCTTTGAAGTTGTGTTTGAAGAATTTTTGTCGCAGAACCTGTAACATCGTCTTCAATAGTCATCTCACATTCAGCCCATGTGTGTTTTCCAGCAATCCATGCTCTTGAATTGTAACGATGAAGCTCGACTTCTTCAAAAGACAAGTTTGGGCGAGCTACTTTTACTGCTTGAAATGATAAATTCTTGGAATCAACTCCACTACCACCTATATTATTAAAAATAACACGCCAACGGTCTTGGAGTTTAGGTTGTAAAAGACCACCTGAACCAACACCTGGAATACCAAAATCTGAAATTGTAGACATACACTTACTCCTGTTTAATCATATATGGAGGTATTTATAATATGCTATTGAAAATACCAAAAAAATCGTTTGTTTTAGTGAAAGCAGGGGGTATTAATACCCCCTGCGATCTTTTGATTACATTGATGCACCAGTTGCCAAGATACGAATAGGAATGTAAATAAATTCTATTGCTTTAGTTGGTTTCAACGCGATGTCAACATACAACTCATTACGATCAATACGATCTGGAGTATTGTTGGTTGAATCACACAACACAGCAAAGTCGTATAAACCACGTTTAACGAGAATGTCTTGTAAAAAAGCATCAACAACAGCCTTCACATTGTTTTGAGTTATTGTATCATTCGGTTCAAATAAGAAAGGAACCGTGTTTTTACGAAGTTGACGTTTGATATACTTGATTAAGCGGGAAACGTTAACTCTATCCATTGCACTTGCAGCACCTTGAGACGTCTTCTGACCAAACACAAGAATTCCTCTTCCTGGGAGATTAGCAATAGGATTAATGTTTGTGAAATATTTGTACATATTGTCACGTTGACCTTGATTCAAAGCCGTAGGGACAAAAGTAGTTGCAGAACCTAAAGTTCCCACAACATAACCTATTTGACTAACACCAGACACCAAACCACGATTGGTTCCTGCAGGTGCAAACCAAAGTTGTGAAACATTATCACTGTATGCATATGTCCTTAAAGCGATTCCAGATGCTGCTACCATAACATCAGCACCATCCAAGTTGGAAGCTAAACCATGTGGGTAGTAATAAGCAACGTTGTTACTATGCTGTCTTGAACTTGTTAACGAATCTCCCCAAGCAGAAACAAGAGCATCAGGATCCACATTCATAGGAGTTTCACCAATAACAAAAGCTTCTTCGTTGATGTCGATCGACAAAGCAATCATTTCATCTACAACTTCAGGATAACCTGGGCAGAGAATCAAGTTGAATTCATACTGATCAGAACGAATTGTTTGATTACTGTTAACTGAAGCTTGTAACGCTTGAACGATTGCAACGCGGCGGGCGGCATCGTTTGCACCTAACATCGTTGAATTCAAGAACTCAACTGTAAACTTGAATGAATTTGCTGCTTCTATTAATAATGCAGACGCTTCAGCCGCCGTCCATTCAGTCTCGTGTCCTGTTGTTGAACCTGAATTATGTGCAACCCATTCCGCAGCTAATCCTGTAAGACCAATGTAACCACCTGATGCTGGTGAAGCAAAACCATTCGCATATACACAAAATCCAGGAATTGTGATAGAACACACAGCAGTTGAATGATCGTCTTGAAACAATGGCTCCAAATTTCGGAACGAATACATATCATACACAGCTTGTAACGCAGAAGTTGCATCAGAAATAAACTCTGTTTCTGTCACTGTTGTTTTATATAAAGGATTGCTTGGAAAATATAAGTTTGTGCTGTTATATTCTTGAAGACGTGCAGCAATTAATTGCTCCATAACATTACTTGCATTTTGAACAGCACTATCCCACATCGTCATAATGTTACTTGGATCATCATCCAAATTCACATTAGCGCGAATAACATATGCTTTATTTCCAATCCCAAGGAACTGATTAAGCGCAAACACACCATACTCATTACGGCAATCGCCGTGTTGTGGATTCCCTTGGGAATTTACAATAAAGCGTGGAACACCGTACAATTGAGTGCTTTGTGTTACTGACGTAACTGTTTCAATAACGTCATGTTCGTACGTTCCAGTTGCTGGCGTAACGCCATCTGGTCTAAACTTTTGATCTGCTGTTGCAATAAACAGTAATGGAACCGTTGGTGCTGTTGCTGGAATGAAGAAAGATTCATCAGTAACAGTTACTGAAACTCCAGGGGAAACTAACATAGCCATAATAAAATCTCCTTTTAGTGTATCGTGATAAACTCACAATACTCGTCGTTTTAGATCATATGTGAGTGTTCTATAATAGTATTTATAAAAAACTCCATAAATCCCCGAAGTTAATGAAAAAGTTAGAGATGTTATTTGACGTTAAATTTTATAAACCACCAGGTTTGGGGGTCTATCTATGATATGGTGTTTACTTAACGATCAAATCGTCTGTGGAAACAATTAACTCATAGTCAATATTCTGTTTATCTAGTTGATCAATGATTTCTTCATTTGAAAGATTTTGGCCTTCAACAATTCCTATTCTGGCGTATATTTGTTGAATGAGTTGATTTTTTAAATTAGCAGGAGCTGAAATATAAATCGGAATATCAAATGTGATAGTTGTGACAATCATTCGTCTATCCGTACCAGCAGGATAATTTTCTTCATAATTTATATTTCGGAGAAACACAGTTGTCAATTTTGTCCAATCAAAAGCCGAATCAGAGATTTGAATTTGTAAAATAGGATCAAATAACATAAAAATTTGTTCCAAGATTTGATGTTGAGTATTAATATTACTCGTAAAGATTGACAAAGACATCGTTATGTCATATGGATTTGGCATTAGTTGATGAACCACTTTTGCGTCTTCGGGTAATAATCCACCACGTGGAACATATGGAGTAGTTCTCATTGTCCCAACCCCTTTTTTTCTGTTATCTGCGTATGTGATTTCAGAAAGAAAACAACTCATTACAGGTAACCTTAACGGTTTGTTTTGAGTATTATCATTTAATATAGAAGATGCTACACGGTCTTTACTGCCATACTGAATCGGAACAAGCAAAGATTGTTCAGTTCCATTTGCAGCTTTTCCTGTCATAACTGTTAAGCCATTAAAAATATTCATAAATTGAACAATATATCTTGCAAATTGACTGTTAAAGTAATATGTATTAATCATAATTTTGTATTCCAAAAGAATTATTCTTAAATCTCATTACAATCTCCATATATATGCACACTATTTACTATCTCTTTGTCGTTTGTTCATTTATACGATACGTTTAACTTCTTCTCACGACGTGATTTCATTGTTGTTTACTTTGTTAGGATCCTGAAGTAACGATTGTAATTGTGGTTTAGGATTAACCAATAACGAACGTCGATCCTCTTCAACGAAAATCCACCTATTCTTCAATACACTATATTTGTGCAATCTAACTGGAATATTAAATTTTGCTTCATACGTCAAACGATGATAATCTCCATCCTTCGGATGGGTAGGAAATGATATTCCTTCAGTATAAGGTTCTCCATTTGGTGGAAGCCCGTCTTCAACATAAACTCCACGTTGATTAAAATTGAACTTACCAAGATCGACACCTTGTGATGCAGCACTTTTAATTTCTTCATCTGTAAACACTCGTATGTTGGCAGTATCTTCACCACCTTCTGGAACTTGAGTGTTTGCTGCAGCTGATGCTCTTATATTTGAAACAAACGCTTCAGGATTAAATGCTGACTGTTCAATACCAAGAAAATCGTTTAGGTTAGACGGTGGATTTATGTCTCCAATAATATCCATTGTTTCTTGGCTCGCCAACATAGGCATAGCAGCAACACGAAGTAAAGTTGGTTTCCATCCTGGAGTAAATCCTTCTGTTGCCCAACCCACATCTGTTACTTCAAGATATTTCTTTATAGGTTTTAAAGTGGGAGAATATTGTGTTTCACTTGGAACTTCAAATATGTCACCTATAACAATTGGTCTTCCAATCATTTTAACAGCAGTACTAAAAGCAATTTTAAATACATACGTTTGAGTAGAACTCATATCAATTCCGAATCTTGATAAGTTTGTTAAATATTCTTGTAAATCATAATATCCTTTAATTTGGGTACTATCAGCTGAATATGATCTATCACGATTTTCCAAAAACCCCAATTCATCTTGAATATTTGATAACTGCGTGGCAGTTAAATCAGTTAAGGTGAGTTGTTTTACAGCCCAATAATCTTGTGTCCCACCATTAAATGTGATTGGTCTAATTCTCCAATACCTTGAAGCAGCCGATTGTCTGAAAGAGATTAATTCAAGGTTAAAGGTATCTGGTAAGGTAACGACATCAACACCAAACCACTGAACCCCATCATTTGATCGTTCAATTCGTGCTTTAACGACCCGGTTATTACTTTCACAACCTTGTTGTATCTGTATCGATGTTATATGGTGTTTAACTTGTGTGTCGACTGAATAACGTAAGCGACCGTTATCCAACCTAATCGGTCCAAAATCGTAACCAATATATGATGCTGTGACAACTAGTGAACCTTTTTGTGTTGACCGCCATTCATCAAAATTTTTATTAAATGCAAATGAAGCTGGGTAATCTTTATATTCTCCACTCGAGATTGGTGTACCGGATCCCGTTAAATCAATCAATTGACCTTGTTCGTGTACTCCTAATAACTTAAACACATTAACAGGAGCAGATGCAAGATTTAACGCTTCCGCTACCAAATCTTGAATATAACAATTCGCTGGATCTGAACTTAAATCATAAGGAGAGCACACCGATTCGGAGTTGCAATCAGTCGCTAAATTGTTAACACTTCCACACGTTGACATAAGATCTCACATTAATTCTAATTATTTATCATTCTAATACTTCATTGTATTATTTGTATTCGTTTTTAAACTTTGAAGTATTCGTTGTTCCAATATTTTATGGCTTAACCCATGATAATCTGTGATCCTAATCCAATGTCTTCAAAATTGCTATTCGCGATGTAGTTATCAAGCTCATCAATACACTGTTGAAATTCCTTTTCCGCTCTTGCTCTTAAATCAACAGCATTTAATGTAACACCACCACCTGCTCCTGGTAAATTGCCGAACTTGCCACGAATTTCAGCCAATATCAAACAAGCTTCACCAGTCGCCCAGGTTTGAATCCAGTTATTTAAAAAACGATCTGTCATAATATCTTGTTCTGTTCGTTCTATCATTACATCCATTAATACTCGTTCATCTCTAAACAAATTTTGGTGAATTGATAATAATCTTGGTTTTTCTCTCCACGTATACATGATGTTTGCAGCAAATAATTTCTCCATTAATTCTGTATATTCATTAATAATGTGATAACTCACTAAATCAAACGTTCCCATTTGATACAAATGTTGTAACACCAATTGACCATATACACCCTGTCCTTCAGCAGAACCGAGAATAGCAGCAGTCATTCTATAAATTCCCATGATGTTAACAATTTTATGGAAACCAACTGTTTTATCTGTTAATTTGTAAGTTTGTTGTCCAGCTTTCATATCCATAAAGAAAAATGCTCGTTCATATCCTGAAGAGCCCATTCTCCTTAATGTTTGCAAACCTTGATCAACACAGAAGTTTAAATGTTCTTTTGTTAATTCAACCTGAACGATGGGATATCCAAATTGAATTAAAATCGTCTCAATCATTTCCCTACGTTCTTCGGAAGTACCATCTGTTCCCACGCCTTGTTGAAGATAAGAAGGTGTTGGAAGAAGTCCATCTGTTCCTCTCGTTGGTGGGTTAATCGCACCTCTTGGAATCAAATTCGCAAATAAACCATTTGGTGATATTCCATCTGTTACAATAATCGTAGATTTGGAACCAGTCGTTCCACTTGTAAATACCAAATTTCCTAATTCATTCAAGGAAACACGAGGAACACTCGCAACTACCCACGAACTACCATTCCAACTATACAAAGATTTTTCAGTTGTATTATACCACAACGAACCAGTAGAATAAGAAACTGGTTGTATTTGAAATATAAGTGAAATCCAAGCAATCCCATTCCAAACATACAAAGAATTAAGTTGAGGATTGTACCAATATTGTCCAGGTAATATAGAAGTTGGAGGTATGTTAAATTCTGCATAAGGAATTATTACCCAACTTCCACTTTGATGAATACTCCAGGAATTTGTTAGTGTATTATTCCACAAAATCCCGTCACTAATAGTTGTGGGATCATTTGCAAATAATATTGCCGAAATTACAACCCACTGCATTCCATCCCAACATCTTAAGGTTGTTCCATCATTCCAGCAAACATTTTTTTCAATAACGACTTTTTCTGAAGGATCAAGTGAACTTTCTACAAAATTGTTAACTAATTTCCATTGTTGATTTACTTGGTCCCACACAAATAAGTTATCATTCCATAATAATTCTCCTGCAGAAGGGGTAGTAGGATCTGTTGCCCACACGATCATTTCATTTGATGAAATAACCCAATTAACTCCATCCCACTCATATAACGTATCAGTAGATGTGTTCACCCACAACGTTGAAATAACATAACTTGAAGGAGGAGTAACATCACTAACAACAACTTGGTAAGATGGAGCACTCCAAGTATTAACATTCCTTACCTGTAATTTATTCACAGAAGTATTAAACCAATATACTCCATCTAAAATAGTTCTTGGATCTTCATTCCAATCCAAAACATTAACTTGTGTCCAGATTCCTTCTGTTAATTCCCCATTTTGACATGAACCATTTGAAGTTATCCACTGGAACATTTGATTTGTTGTTAAGTTTAACCAGAACATCCCACATGGAAGAACTGGAGCACTTGAAGGATCTGATATTTGGTTTATTGTTATTTGTGGTTTCCAAATAGTTCCATCCCACTGAAAACATGTCGTTCCGTTAAACCAATATGTTCCACACTCTGGAACAGAAGGATCAGATGCAAAATTAATCGATTTTTGTAAAACCCAGGACGTTCCATTCCATTTACTCATTGTTTGAGTAGTTGAATTTAACCAAAAATCGTTAACAGTCGGTGAAGTTGGATCACTGATACTCGTTAGAGTGTTTTGTAATACGTTGAGTGTTCCATTCCAAATATATGCTTCGTTCGTTAGTTGATTTACATAAATTGTTCCAGTTCCAGGGGCGTTAGGACCCTGAAATGGGTTATTCAATATTGATAAATTAAAATTAATTAAATCTATTAATTGTTGATATGTCTGAGCCTGACTTCCACTAATTGAAATTAGTGGACCTTTAAAAATTTGACTTAATAACGTACTCTGATTTAGTGTATTTAAAAATCCATCATTAAAACCATCAAATTGATCATACACACTATTCAAATCCATATTATCAAAGCCTGGGTAATCTACAGAAACATTGAAAGTATAAGTGTTTGTTGAAACGAGTCCAGTACTATCTGATGACAGAACTCCAAGTTTTATTGTTTGACATCCTGCCGTATCAGGATCATGAGGGTTTTCCTGATAATCTTGTGAATATGAATGTGCTCCTTCTAAATCATACGTTCCAACATTATCTACAGCAAAACCCGTGATATAATATGGTGTGTTTAATTGTAAACCTGAAATATCTAAAGAAGTGGTTGTTTTATCGTCATAAAAAGCACCAATTACTAACCCTGTTCCTATTTTACTTCCAGCATGTAGATTGCGATCCACAGTTGGATCTCCAGTGTAATACTTTTGATTGGTTGGAGTTTGTTCTTGTTTTATAGGAACTGTGTCCGTGACAACCAAAATTCCATTATATGTTAAATCATCAATAGAACACCCTGGTGCACCTTTTGGAAGGGTCCAACTAACCTTTGCCGTTGATGGGCTTGTTTTTTGTAATTTTAGAGTTATTTCACGCCCTTCGCTGGAAATTTTTCCAGGAGCGTCAGTGTAAAAACCTAGTGTTGACATTAATAACCTCTTTTGTATAGTTCAACATTTATTTATACAAAGTAGGTATTGATTTACTTCACGATATTACTTCATTAGTATTTTTTGATAACCAACTCTTTAATTTAGAACCTTTCCAGTTCGTAAAATAATCAGTTTCATTTAAAGTTGGATTTTTTTCATCTTCAAACCGAATATGAACAGGTGTTGGATCGTTCACATCTTCATATTTCCATTCCACAACCACTTGTTGTTTTGGTTTTAACAACAACGTAATCTTACTGTCATCTTCTTCATACACAGCAAGTTTACAATATCGAGAAATATCATAAACAGATCGTTGAACAGGCGATTTTTGTATTGCTTCTAACAGCCTATTTTTTGAATCCAAATATTCTTTAAATGTTAATTTCATGATCACCAATAAAAAGATGTTTTTGTTGTAGAGTATTTATAGGTACTTGATTGTAAATTAAAATTGGGTGTTGTTTTTCATGGAAAATTTTAGGGTTCCACAATCCCAAACTCTATAATATCCATGATTTGTCATGTTTTGATATTCTGTTAGTTTAACATCGTAGTTCGGTAATGTATTCTTTAATATGTCTTTTCGGTAATTCCATCTGTGTTTTCGTACTCCTTCAATAACATAAAAATAATCTGGAGGGTTATCGATAACCAATTCGAATCCAAGTTGATAGTACATGTTCCCCTTACTCCACCGCTTATCAGCGTAACTGTAAATCTCCACCCAATTGGGATGATGACGTTG